GACCTGTGCACGTGGTTGCACAGACCTGTGCACGTGGTTGCACAGACCTGTGCACGTGGTTGCACCCTAAGTATCTAAGTGAAGTACTCAATGGAAGTTCTATGGTCTCGCGTACGCGCTCCCGCGAGAGTCTTCGCTTCGCTCCGACCGCCGGACCGTTGGTCCTTGGTCGTCGCCTTGGCCTTCGGCCTGGTTGGTCCACGGGAGCATGGACGAGGAGATGGGTTGCTGGCTGAGTCTCGTTTCTGGCTCCCGTCGGTCTTCGGTGCCTGGGCCAGTACGAGCACGCTGCAACCACCGCATCGTCCTTGCTCTTCCTGCTGTACCGGGCTGGGACCTGACGTTCTGGGCTTCCTCGCCGTGAGACCAAGTAGGAGGTTGGGTTGTGGTTGGGTTGCTTGGTCATCTCCAGCTGGCTGACACTCACCAGAGAGAACTCTGCGCCGCGGCGGCCGGGCGGGCGGCGGGCCGCGAGCACCCCGGGAAGGGGTCCGGGAGGGCCGTGGACGACCTAACGGGGGCGGGCGTGTGTGCTGGCCTGGGGTGGGGCGCGAAAGGCGCTCAGATTGGCTCCTGTGGCTTCGCCTTGTGTGGGGTGAGCTGTCTGGGTTTTCCGGAGGGTTGACGTCCGTGTCCGCTTGTGCGTATGCTGGTTGTGCTGATAGAGGCCCGCCTGGACGGACCGGGGTAGAGTTTCCTTTCCTCCCCCGCATTCCCAGGCGGGCCTCGCCCTTGCTTTGGCCCCTTTGGCTGGGGTAGACTGGCCTGGTCAGGCGATGAAAGGACTATGAGCGTGACTGCTATCGACTGGATCAACAACCCTCCCCGCTGCGTGGACTGCGAAGGCGTGATCCGTCCTCCGCGGAGTGAGGCGTCCCAGTTCCCGGGGACTGTTCCGTATGGGGCGAAGGGGCGTTGTAACGCCTGCTACCGGAAGTTGAAGCGTGGTGGTAAGCCGTCCGCGCGCATTGACTGGAGTGAGCCCCAGCACTGCAAGCGTTGCGGGGTTCGTATGCGCCCTCGCGTGTCAGAGTCGGCCGAGTGGGTGGGGACGAACTCGTACGGGAAGGGCGGCCTGTGTAGCACGTGCATCGCCCCGAATGTGAGGCACTTCCCGACTGTGGCGGAGCTGTACGCGCAGGGGCACCCGTGCGTGGAGCCCTGCCCGCTCCCCTCGAAGAGGGGCCGCTCGTACGTATGGTGAGGCCCGCGGTGTACTTGAACGGCAGGAAGAGGGCCGGTCTTATGGCGGTGCACACTGCAGCTGTTCTCGCATCCTTGGATTGCGCCGTGGACGAGCTCTTGGAGGCGCTGGATGACGCCGACCAGTCTGGGGCGTGGAGCACGCCCGTGCACCGGCGCAGCGCGGAGCAGGATGAGACTGTTATCCGGGTTCAGGAGTCTCAGGAGGCGGCCGAGGAGTACGCCCAGACGCTGTTCGCTGACCGCTATGGCCTGGGCGCTGACGTGACTTTTGATACGGGGGTGCTGTGATGGCTTGGAGCAGACAGTCGAGGCGCCGCGGGGAGCTCCCGAAGGACTGGAACAAGATCAGGCGTGCCGTCCTCCAGCGGGATGGGGGCCTGTGCGTGTTCTGCGGGAACCCGGCGAACCAGGTGGACCACATATTCCCCGACGGGCCGCACACCCCAGATAATCTCCGGGCCCTCTGCCAGCACTGCCACATGGCGAGAACACAGCGGCAGTCCGTAGAGGCCAGAAGGAGCCGCTATAATGGGCGCAATAAACCGCGCGGCCCTAGGCCGAAGAAGAAACATCCCGGCTACTTATAGGAGGCGACGATGGGAGTTAAAGGACCAATCCCGAAGCGCAGCACTGAAGGCCACCGCACTACCCAGGCCAGGAAGCTGGATCATGGCGTGGAGCCGGTCAATGTTGTTGCGGAGAAGGTGAAGCCTCCGCGGCCTGACTCCAGCTGGCATCCTATTGCGAAGAAGCTGTGGAAGGCTGTGGAGAAGTCCACGTTCACCCGCTACTATGAGCCGTCCGACTGGATCGTCCTCTACAGTGCCTGCGATGACTTGTCGAAGTACAAGTACCAGGAGCGGCGTTCCCCGACGATGCTCGCCGCGGTGAACACGATGCTCACGTCTCTGCTTCTCACGGAGGGGGACCGGCGTAGGGTCCGGATTGAGATCAACCGTGTGGACGAGTCTGAGGTCGAGTCTGCTGGCGTGGTCGCGATTCAGGCGTGGGCGAAGGCGCGTGCCGCGAAGTGACGGAGATGCTCCCCGCACCCCGGGAGCGGACCGATACGCTTCCCCTGGGGCTTCCTGATAGGACTCTCGGCTACCATGCTGCCGCCTGGATGATGGATAACCTGATCCAGCCGAATGGGCTGCGGGCTGGGCAGCCGTTCATCCCGACGGACCGGCAGATCGCGTTCCTGGCTCACTTCTACGCCCTGAATCATAAGGGTTCCTTTGTGTATCGGCAGGGAGTTAGAAGATTGGCCAAGGGAAGTGGCAAAGCTGTAAGCTTGCTCACACCCATCTTTACTCCCGATGGATGGCGTCAGTTCGGAGACCTCGCTGTTGGAGACCGCGTGTTCCATCCGTCTGGCAAGCCCACCACGGTAACTCAGGTGCACCCAATCGGTCAGTGGGACACATGGGAGGTAGAGGTCTCCGACGGGACCGTGTTAACCACCTCGGGAGAGCACTTGTTCACCGTCGAGGAGTTTGTCGGCAAGTCGAAGCGAGTCCGCCGCACCCTCGATGTGCGCACCATGGCCCGTGAGGGGAAGTTCAATCTCCGCCTTCCTGACGTCGACAAGGATGAGCTACGAGCAAACGGTGTGCCCGAAGACACGTTGGCGTCTTTTCAGAATGGTCGGACCATTGTTGGGGTGAGACAGGCACCCCCAGTTGATGCCCGTTGCATCACCGTGGAGGCTGAGGACGGCCTGTACCTGATGGGTGAGACGATGGTGGTGACCCATAACTCGCCGTTCGCTGCGGCCTTGTGCCTGTTTGAGCTTCTTGGCCCTTGCCGGTTTGACCATTTTGACCGGCACGCCCCGTTCGGTGTGGTGGCTAAGGAAATGAGCATGCCCCTGGTGCAGGTGGTGGCCGTTTCGGAAAGCCAGCCGCTCGCCCTGAGTACCAAGGTGCCTGTAGAGGGTGGCTGGAGTACCATTGGGGACCTGAATGTCGGCGACATGGTGTATGGCAGCGATGGTCGGCCGACTCCCCTCCTTGGGAAGACCCGCGTCTTCATGGACCGTAAGTGCTACCGCGTAGAGTTCGATGATGGCACTACTGTGACTGCTGATGCTGGCCATGGGTGGACTGTTGAGCGTCGCAGCCTTCACGGCGACAGGTTCGATGTCGCTACGCTGACGACGGAGGAGATTGGCGCGTATCTGTCTGGCGGGAACAATCGCAGTATTCGCGTCCCTGTTGTTCCTCGTCGCGGCGGGGCGAAGGCGCCGTCTATCATCTCTCCCTACATGCTGGGCTATTGGCTCGGCGATGGGGGCCGTAATGGCTCCATGTTCGCCATTAACTGGGCCCACAAGGATGAGATTTCCTCGATCTTCAGGGGAGAACTGGAGTGGTGGGACGACCTCAGAGTCGACCATGCGAAGAAGAACGAGGGTCGCATCTACGTCCGCCGCCGCCGTAACATGTGCCCCCGCGGCCACTCCTACGCTGAAGGCAATCCGAATCGCGCTACGAGCAGTAGCGGTCACCCGATGTGCCTGAAGTGCAATAAGGGCAAGCGTGAAGGCATGAAGGACGTTAAGCTCCTTTCGTTCCGTGAGCGCCTGCGTGAGCTCGGCGTGCTTGGTGATAAGCATGTTCCAGACGCCTACTTGCGTGCATCTTACGAAGACCGTATTGCATTATTGCAGGGGCTTGTTGATTCTGATGGCACTGTCTCCGAGAAGGGGCAGGTGCGGTTCACTAACATGAATGCTCGTCTGCTTACGTCGTTCATTGAGCTTGCTGAGTCTTTGGGGCAGAAGTGTTTCGTGCAAAACGGCGATCATGGTTCTCGTGTGGTGACATTCGTTCCTCAGCCGGGTTTCCCTGCTGCACGGCTTTCGAGGCATGTTGCTCGTCTCCCGAGGGAGCGTCGACCGTTGTCGGCGTACCGTCGCGTTGTTGCTGTGAAGCCGGTGCCGTCAGTGCCAGTTCAGTGCATCAGAATCGGCACCGCTGATCACCTATTTCAGGTCGAGAGTGGCGTGCTGACCCACAATACCGCTAATACGATGAGAATGGTTCGTGCTTTCTGCCGGAAGAAGGGCGTGCTGGCTAGGAAGTATGATCTGGAGCCGGGGAAGACGTTCATTGAGACTCCGGGTGGGGGGAAGCTCACGCAGATGACGTCCTCTGCGACCTCCATGGAGGGTGGTGAGGTGTCCTTCGTTGTGGGTGATGAGCTGGAGCACTGGCTGCCCGCCCAGGGTGGCCCGGCGATGTTGGAGACGATCCAGCAGAACGCTGCGAAGATGGGTGGCCGGTTCATGGGGACCTGCAACGCCTGGATTCCTGGAGAGCAGTCCTCTGGGGAGTCGATCTTTGAAGCCTGGTGCGACCAGGAGGACGGCCTCACCCGCGGCAAGACAAAAATCCTCTACGACGCCCGTGTTGCGCCCCCGAACACTGTCCTGACGGATGAGCCGGAGGAGGGGCAGGTCGGCCTCACGGAGGCCCTTGAGTACGTGTATGAGGACTGCCCGTGGGTGAACCTTGACTCCATCAAGGAGCAGATTTGGTCGCCCGAGTACCCGGAGTCGCGGTCTGTCCGTTTCTTCTTGAACCGGCCGAACGCGGCGGAAGCCTCCTGGATAACCTTGGAGGAGTGGACGCAGCTGCGCAAGCCAGACAGGAAGGTCGAGCCGGGGGAGAAGATCGTCATGTTCTTCGACGGCTCCAAGTCCAACGACCACACGGCCCTCGTTGGCTGCTGCATGGAGGATGGGCACATCTTCAAGATCGGGCACTGGCGGCCGGAGAAGCCTCTCAATGTGGTGAATGTGGCCGCCGTGGATGCCGGGGTGCGGAGGGCCTTCGACACGTACGATGTGGTTGCGTTCTGGGCTGACGTGCGCGAATGGGAGTCGTTCACGAGGACGGCGTGGCCGGAGGACTTCGGGGATAGGCTGATCGTCCCGGCCGTGCGCGGGGGCATGTCGGCGTCCCCGATCGCCTGGGACATGCGGTCGCACGCCTACCAGTTCGCGGAGGCCGCGGAGACCGCCTACACGGAGATCATCCAGCAGACGTTCACGCACGACGGGGATTCGGCGCTCGGCGAGCACGTGTCGAACTGTCGCGTGAACGAGTTCAAGGGGCGCTGGTCGGTGAAGAAGGAGTCCCCGAAGTCGTCGAAGAAGATTGACCTGGCTGTGTGCATGATCGGCGCTAGAATGTTGTATAGGCATGTGAAGAGCTCGAAGGAGTGGGCGGATATGAATAAGCCGACCGGGGCTTGGACGGTGATTGTGTGAGCTTTGAGAGGATGCTCGCCGCCTTTGAGGGTGGCGCCTACCGGCCGCAGTCGTTCGAGACCTACTATGACCAGTCCCAGCGCCTGGACGCCCTGGGGATCAGTATTCCTCCTGAGGCCAGGGTCCTGGAGATGCAGGCCCCGTTCGCGAAGATGGCGATCGACGTGCTGACGGAGGTGCTCATCCCCGCTGGGTTCATCATCGCCGACGACAAGCGCAAGGACCTGGTGCGTGACCTTCGCGTGGCGTGGCAGTCAAACGACATGGATTCCCAGTTCAACCTGGCTGCGGCTGAGGCTCTTGCCGCCGGGTCTGTGTTCTGGATCCTGTCCCCGGCCGATGAGGATCATGAGCACCCGTCGATCCGGGCTCTGGACTCCCGGCACGCCGGGGTGCGTATTGACCACTTCGGGAACGTGATTGAGGGTATTGCGGTCTACCGCGACCCCGAAGGGGTGAAGTGCGCCTCCTACTACACGCCTGAGGGTGTGACCGCGTACCGGCAGGTCGGCGCCCGCTGGAGGTCGGCGTGGACGACACAGGACCCGTGGGGGGCCTCCATCGTCCCCATGTTCAACCGCGCCAGGCTGCGGGACCGCTACGGCAGGTCGGACCTCAAGGAGCTGACGACCGTCATTGATGCGGCGTCCCGAACGTTGACGAACCTTCAGATGGGGCAGGAGGTGACGGCGTTCCCGCTGCGGTTCCTCATCGGTGATGGCGCGGACCGGATGCTTGCCTCCCAGCAGGCGGCCGCGGCTCATGCGGGCCAGTTCGGTGGGAACCGGATGGAGAACTATGCGGGGGCCCTACTGGCGGCACCGACTGGCGCCGACGTGAAGCAGTTGACTGGGGCTTCTCTGGATACGTTCACGAACACGTACCGCGCCTACGCTCTGCAAATCTCCGCCATGACGGGTATCCCCCCGTCGATGATGGGTGTGGCTGCCGACAACAACCCCACCTCCGCGGAGGCCCTGCGAGTCGCTAAGGACCGGCTGATCGCCAGGGCGGAGAACAAGCAGCGGCAGTTCAGTGACGCCTTGGAGCGTATCGCTCGGATCATTGCCGTCATGAACGGGGAGTCCCCGGAGGGCCTGGAGACCCTGGAGGTCATGTGGGCTGACGCCGCGTCCCCGTCGGCCAGCGCCCAGATGAGTATCGCCATGCAGGCGGAGGCGCAGGGGGTCATCAGCCCAGAGACGGCTAGGGACTTCATGCACCTGTCCCCGGAGCAGATGGAGCGCGAGAACCGCCGCCAGAACGACCTGGATGCTATGGCGGGCCAGATTCTCCCAGTCGACCGTCAGGAGGATGAGGAGGAGCCAGACGAAGACGAAGACGCGGAGGAGCCAGAGGAGGACGAGGAGAAGCCTAAGAAGTGACCCTCACTCTCTTCCGTGCCCTCATGGGCGCTATCCTTCGCACCTTCCAGAGGCGCCTGTCCGATGTGACTGCTCCTCTTCAGGGGAGGCCTGTGACGCTCTCCGAGAAGGAGCTGGCGGAGGCGATAACCCCCATCGTGTGGGCGGCCCGGAGTCAGGCGTGGGCGGCGACAGCCCTGTTCCTGCGGGGGCAGGCGAGGAAGCACGGGGCCGACGAGGCCTGGATTCCTCCCCAGCCGGGTTACAGCCCCGACTCTGTACGCTATGTGGTCCGCTCCAGCAAGGCCCTCTCCGGCAAGCCTGAGGCGTTCAAGGCCCTCCAGGGGGAGCTCTCCAGCCACGTGTATGCGGCGTCCCGCAGGACTATCAATGATGCGGTGGAGGATGCCCCTGACGTGGCGGAGCTCCTCGGTAGCCTCGACGAGCTTGCGGCCGGCCTGGATTCGTTCTCCAAGGAGCAGGCGGCCCAGGTGGAGCGGGAGGTCAAGAAGCACGAGCGGAAGCGCCGCCCCAGGAGGGATTGGGTGGATGTTTTCGATGAGGTCGCAGACCGGGTCGATCGGGCCATCAAGGAGCTTGAGGCGGAGGGGATGCTGTCCCAGAAGTATCGGGACTCTGAGGCGCTCAAGAATCTGCCCGACAAGTATCGGAGGTCGAAGGATGGCACCCTTATCGCTCGCCCGTTCGCGTGGGCGAGAGTGGTGCACCCGTCGAAGAACGGTCCGTGCGGATTCTGCGCGATGCTCGCCTCCCGTGGCCCCGTCTATAAGACCTCAGAGACGGCTGGAGTGCGGGTTGACAGATACCACGTTTCGTGTCGTTGCGAGAGTGTGCCCGTTTTCACGTCTAGGGCGTGGCCGGGTAAGGAGCAGCACGCCAGATTCGAACAACTGTACAATGAGGTAGTGAAGGACCATGACCTGCATGGCCGCGAGGCTTTGAAGGCTATGAACAAGCGCCTTTACCAAGAGCAGAGGAGAAGGAATGGCTGACACCCCCACAGAGTCATCCGAGACCGCCGACACCACTGAGGCTCCAGAGGCCGCTGAGGCTCCCGAGCCTACTGGCGAGGCCGCTAACCCCGTGGAAGAGGCCAAGAAGACGGAAGCCCCTGAGGCTGCCGAGGCTCCTAGTGAGGAGCCTGCCAAGGACCCCGACGCTACCGCCGAGCTCGACTCGCTGAAGGAGCGGCTCGGTGCCCTTGAGGCCGCCCTCGCAGGTAAGGAGGAGGAGATCAAGGCCCTCCGGGACACGGCGGCAAAGGATGCCGCCATCCGGGACGCTGGCCTCCCCTCCAAGTATGCCCAGTTCCTCCATGGAGACGAGTCTGCGTGGGGAGAGCAGGTGGAGACCTTGCTGGAGCTCACAACCAAGACCCCTGCACGCCCCCGCGACCCCGCGGTCGACGCGCAGGTCGGCTCCGACTCGGAGGACCGGGAGACCGCCATCCTCCGCATGTTCGGGCTCGCCGAGTAACCCCCTGCCTAACAGGGGCACATTCTAGATCAACTCTGCCGGTTAGGCAGGAAGGAGATGCGCATGGCGGACAACGCTGCCAAGGTCGCAACCATCGCAAAGCTTACCGCTGGCGGTAACGCTGAGGGCTTCCCGAAGGAGGTGCTTGCCCCCATCTGGAAGCGGGCCTTCGCAGGGTCCATCGTCCAGAAGGTCGCTGGCACCGTCCCGGTTTCTCTCGCCGGTAACGCCGTCAGCATGCCGGTCGGCCAGCCGGTCGCCGGAATCGTTCAGGAGAGCACCGACAAGCCCGTCGTTGACGTCTCTGTCGGCCTGAAGACTTTCAGCCCCGTCAAGACCGCCGCGATCGTGTCGATCTCGAAGGAGGCGCTCATGGCTAACCCCCTGAACGCCTTCGACGACCTGGAGTCGCAGATGGCTGAGGCTATTGCCCGCTCCATCGACACCGCCATCATCCACGGCAAGGATGCTCTCACGGGTACTGCTCTTGTCGGCAAGGAGTCCCTGTCCTCCACCACGAACGTTGTGGAGCTCGACCCTGCCAAGTTCGACACTGTCGGCTACCTGGGTAAGCAGCTGGCTGCCGCCTACGACAAGGTTGTGAACACTGACGGGGAGGCGGACTACGACTTCAGCGAGTTCCTCCTGTCTCCGAAGTTCCGCTCCATCATCATGGGTGCAACCGATGGGTTCGGCCGCCCCCTCTACCAGGCGTCCCCGAATCTTGCCGACCAGTTCTCCAGCGTTCTCGGCATTCCCGCCGTCTACTCGAAGGCTGTGAACGGGCGCGGCAAGGTGTCCGAGCCGAACCTGCTGGGCTTCGGTGGCGATCTGAAGGAGAACCTGCGTCTCGGCTTCGTTGAGGGCCTCACCTGGGCTACTGCCGACCAGTACGCGGCCGGGATGGACTTGTTTGGTACGAACCGGATCGCGATTCGTGTTGAGGCCATCTTCGGCTGGGTTCTGCGTGACCCGAAGGCGTTCGTGAAGATCACCCGGAAGGCTGGCTGATCAAATCCTCTGGGGCGGGAATTGGCGTCTCGCCCCAGAGGCGCACGGTAGGAGAGGAGCTGAGGTGGCTGTAGCTGGCAGGTTAGACGTTGAGCGCACGCTCATGCGGGACCTTGAAGAGGATGAGACCCGCTGGGTGGATGCGCTCCTTGAGCGCGCCGAGGCCCTGATTCTTCTGCGTATGCCGGAGGCGGTCAATCGGGCTCACGCCGACTACCAGTTCCGTGTCGCCCTTATCTACATCGAGTGTGAGGCTGTCTCCCGTGTCCTCCGGGCGCCGGGTGGGGGCCTGTACAAGTATGAGACTGAGGGTACCTACACCTACAGCATCAACTCCGCTGTCGCCTCCGGCCTCCTGGAGATCACCCCGAAGGACTGGCAGGTTCTCGACGGCGGTGTCGGGGGCTGGGGTGGTGCGGCACCGGTCCTGGACGGGTATGCGAGGAATCGACACGCTGGGGAGTGGTCCCCGGATGTGTCGAAGAGCTTCCTGATGTCGTTCCGGCCACCCGCCGTCCCGGATAAGCCTGCCGCCCCTGAGCTCGGTCTTCAACGCTGGGATGGGGGTTGGCGCGCACCATGGTAGGACACCGCCCCCGCCGGGGCCGCTTCCTGGAGAACGGGCCGCACGCCGTCGAGGTGACCCTCGCAGTCCTCAAGGAGGGGCGGACGGGGCGCCGCTACGAGCGCGGCGAGACGATCTACATTGACAAGGTTCTTGTCCAGCCTTCCGCGGGCAACGCCCTGAAGGCGACAGAGAACCGTGACATTCGCGGCGACCTTACTGACGAGACCACCCTCAAGGTGATGGGGACCGGCCGGAAGTGGCCTGGCGGCCCACACTCATGGGTGAAGGTTATCAAGGGGCCCGCATCCCTGGAGGGGAAGACCTTCCAGCAGGCCGGGGAGCCCCTCACCTACGACGCGTCACCAATGACCAGGCACTGGGCCGTCAGGTGCGACACGCTCGGGACGGGGGCGAAATGATTCACGTTGAGGATGACAAGGAGGCCCATGAGGCGATCGCCGCTGTGGTCGCCCGCCAGCCTGAGTTCGCTGCCCTCGCCGCGAAGGTGTTCGCGGAGGTGGAGGCTCTGGCTGCCACGCACGTCCAGACCGGCGAGTATGCTGCTTCGTTTTCTCTGAAGCAGGGGGACGTGGACTGGCATATCGCCCCGTCCACTGACCATGATGCGGCCCTGGAGTTCGGGCACTACGTGTATCAGGACCGGCAGGGGCGACGCTGTGGTAGGGAGGGCGCCCGGTACCGTACCTGGGTGCCCGGCATCAATGTGCTCCGCAGCGTCGTCAGGGATAACGGGGGGTTCTGAGTGGCGTACGTGAATCCTCTCCCGTTCATCTACTGCTACCTCAAGGATGCTGCCGCAGCTGGCGAGGACGAGTGGCCGATCCTGGAGAAGATCGTGTGGCGCACCCATGGTGACGTGGATGACCCGATGAACGAGCTCGTGTGCCGCGTCCAGATGACGATCGCCCGCATTCACCCGTCCGGGCCGGCGTTCGCAGCAACCCAGATCAGGGCTCGCCTGTACATGACTGGCCCTGACGGGGATGAGGTGTCTGACGCGAGTGACGCGCTCGTGCAGGCTATTGAGAAAGCTTGGAGGTCCGGGATGGTGACCTCTGAGGGGTGGGCTACTTACCTTGAGTGGACCCAGCTTCCCACACCCGAGACGGATATGGGAACCACCGCAGACTATATCAACATGGTTTCGTCCCTTCAGGTGACGGCCAGGAAGGGGGCCTGATGGCTAACCTCGGAAACAGCAAGATTCAGATCGCGGGTAAGGGTCACGTCTACTATGGCGTGAATGACACGGAGGCCCCGAACCTTGATGGGTTCGTCTTCGGTGACGGAACCACCCTGGAGGGGGCTGGCTGGACCTGGCTGGGCGACACCTCCTCGGAGAACCTGATCGAGTTCGACTCGGACGGTGGTGACACGTCCACGAAGCGCACCTGGGACCGTCAGGGAGTCCGCTCTACCCGCGAGGACGTCACCAACAAGGTCACCATCAACGCCGTCAACCTCGGGGAAGATGTCATGAAGGTGGCGTTCCCCGGCTCGACCTATGACCCGGTGAAGCGGGCCTGGGACATTGAGCTGGACGCCTCCAGTGAGCGCGCCCTCCTTATTGTCGTGGAGGATGGCCGGATTGTCTCCGGCTACCTGTTCCGGCGTGTTTCCCTTGCCGGTAACATGCCGTCGCTTTCCCTCGACAACTTCACTGAGGTGAAGATCGCGGGGACCCTTCTCGCCCCCACCTCGGGTCGGAAGCGCGTCCAGATGCTGGAGCCCCGTACCGTCACCGGCATCGGTACCGCTAAGCCGACCATCGCAGCTCTCGCTCCCGCCTCGGGTAAGGCTGGCGCGAAGGTCGTCATCACCGGAACCAACTTCGATGGTGTCAGGGAGGTCAAGTTCGGTAACAAGGTCGCGACCTTCGAGAAGGACTCCGCCACCCAGATCACCACCTACGTGCCCGCGGGGGTCTCTGCTGGCGCCCAGAACGTGGTTGTCACCAACAACGTCGACGCCTCCGACCCGAAGCAGTTCACCGTCAACTGACGGCCAACGTACTGGGGTGGCCGCTGCCTAGGGGTGTGCGGCGGCTACCCCTCTAAACACCCCTGACACCCCACGGAAGGAAACCAGAATGGCTGAGAAGAAGGCCGAGAAGCTCCCCCCGCTCAGCGAGGTGGAGGGCAATGACCTGCTGCTCCCCCCGCACGCCCTGCGCCCCTCGAAGCGCATGCGCCTCATGGCCGCGGTCGAACCCGTCATCAACGGGGAGGCCGGAGACGGCGACATGATCATCATCATGGCCGGGGTCATGGAGGCTCTTGAGGACGGCGGCGTCGTGAAGGATATGGACGCCTGGATCGAGTTCTTCGAGAACGCTGGCCTTGAGAAGGTCGTCAACCTTGTTCTGGCGTACGTGGGGGAAGCCAGCGGCGCCAAGAACTGACTGACTTCTTCGAGAGGCACCCGGATGCGGCGGCAGACTTCTGGGCTCTGTACCGGATCGACGTGTTTGGCTCGTACCGGGTGTCTCTCGTGAGTCGGCTTCTTGAGCGCCTTCCTAACGAGCCTTGGAGCATGTACCGGGCGAACGAGCTCGGTGGCCCGCAGTGGTTCGGGTACTCGCAGGACTCGGAGCGGCTCCTTGAGGGACTCGACCGTCTCGCGCTCCTGACGAAGGCCACGGCCGTCAACAAGGCCGTATTGAGAGACTCAGAGAAGATGCCGCGCCCCGTAGTCGCTGGGGGCGATAGGGTAGTATCTTCACAGGACACTTCTGGGGTCGCGGCCCTGTTCGCGGCCCTAGGCTAAAGGGGGATGGATGCCTAAGGGGACGATCGGTAGGCTGGGGGTCAAGGTTGTCCCTGATCTTTCAGGCTTCGCCGACAAGCTCAAACGCGACCTGAAGAAGATTCAGAAGCAGGTCAAGGACCTAGACATCACCTTCAATGCGGAGGTTGAGCTCGACAAGGAGTCCCTTGAACGCGCCCAGGAACGGATCAGTCGCGTTGAGGGCAAGGCCGAGATCGATGTTGACCTGAAGAATGGTCAACTGGAGGCCTTGCGAAAGAAAATTCAGGCCATCAAGTCTGAGATCCAGGTCAACGCCCACCTGTCTGAGGAGCAGAAGAAGAAGCTCCAGGAGAAGCTCGACAACGTTCGCACCCAGGTGAACCTGTCGGTCCGACCCGGGGAGCTGGCGAAGCTGAAGAAGGACGTGGAGTCCGCCGCCGGTAGTGTCAAGGCTGGCCTGACGCTGAACGAGAGGTCGTTCCGCCAGTTCCAGGCCCGCCTCAACAAGCTCAAGGCCGACATCCCCGCCAGGATCGATCTCGACGAGGCTTCTTCTAAAGAGCTGAAGGCGCGGATCGCCGCTATCAAGGCCGACGTTGACGTGCATGCGAAGCTCTCCGAGGAGCAGAAGAAGAAGATCAAGCATGAGCTGAACAAGCTTGACGGCAAGGCGACCGTTAACGCGGACCTGGATGACGGAAAAGCTAGGTTTGATCTGAAGCGGCTCACCCGCTCCCGGTGGGTTGATGTCAACGTGCGCCTAGGGAAGGCGTCGGTGGCCCGGGTCGCAGCCCAGCTGAAGGCGCTCGCGGGAGGCAACGTCTTCGAGAACATTGGTCGGAACCTGAACGACTTCCTCCGTAACCTGGATACGGCGTCCGTGAAGATCGCGACGGTCGGGACTCTTATCGGTGGCGCAGTGTCCGTCATTGGGGCTGGCATGGGTGTCCTGTCGTCCCTGACGGTTGGGCTGGCTAAGACCACCCCTGCTCTCCTGGCCCTGCCGGGTATCTTCGGAGCTGCCGCCGCTGGCGCCGGGGTCCTGATCGTGGCGTTGAAGGACGCTAAGGATGTTCTCGCGGACCTCAGCCCAGCTTTCGAGGGCCTACAGAAACAGATTTCTGCCTCTTACTGGGCGGAGGCGGCCCAGCCTATCCGGGACTTCGCGAACGTCGCGATCCAGGAGCTCTCCCCGGCGCTCCAGGGTGTCGCCTCGACGCTGGGGTCGATGACGGCGGCCATCGCGAACGCCGCTAGCGGCCATATCGCGGGTTTCCAGCAGTCCTTGTCCTACCTGACTCAGGCACTGTCGATCGGGTCGACGGGGGCGGCCTCGTTCACGAACGGCATCCTCACGATGGGGGAGGTGGGGGCGAAGTACCTGCCGAGCATCGCCCAGTGGGCGAACAATCTGGCCGCCTCGTTTGAGGCGTGGGCAACTAAGGCTGCCGAGTCGGGGAAGATGGATCAGGCTATCCAGTCGGCCGCGAAGGCGTTCGGAACGATGAAGGACATCACCGTTGACCTCGGTGGCATTATCGTTGGCCTGTTCAATGCGATGGCTAAGGGGTCCGCCCCGATCGACTCGATCGCCACGGCCTTAGACAAGGCTAACGCGGCGGTCAATGGGCCCCTGTTCCAGTCGACCTTGAGCAGCCTGTTCTCGTCCATGGCGGACGCGGCTGGTAAGGCGTTCGAGGGTGTGGGGAAGCTCGGCGGCGCATTCGTCTCCCTGGAGCCTACTCTCGCTTTGATCCTCCCTATGATCGGGGAGACACTTAAAACGGCGTTCACTGGCCTGGCTGCCGCCCTAGAGAACCCTGCATTCCAGAACGGGCTCGCCGATTTCTTCAACGGGGTGCTTACTGCCGTGCAGGCACTGGCCCCGGCCATGCCCGCCCTGGGGGAGGCGTTCGGGGCGATCGCGTCCGTGGCTGGCACCCTGCTGGCGTCTATCGCCCCCCTGGTTGCTCAGCTTGTTGAGGGCCTGGCCCCGATCCTCCAGCAGCTGGTGCCGATCATCACCCCGATTATTGAGCAGCTTACGGCGGCCCTCATGCCCGTGATGCAGGCCCTGCTCCCGGTGATCTCGGAGATGGTCACCCAGCTGGGGCCAGTCATCGTTGACCTTCTGTCCCAGATTCTCCCGATCATCGTGCCGATCATTCAGCAGCTGGCTGAGGCGCTCATTCCCACGATCCAGCTGGTTGCACAGGTCATGACGGACCTGACTCCGCTGATTGTCGCCACCTGGAAGGCGATTTCGGATGTGGTCTCGGTCGCGATCGCCCTCATCCAGGGCATTATTCAGACGGTCCTTGGTCTCATCAAGGGGGACTGGTCCGCCGCCTGGGAGGGTATCAAGAACATTGGGGCCTTGGCCTGGGAGGCCATCAAGGTCGCGTTCAACTCTTTCGCTGGGCTGCTGGTGGCGTCCGCGGTTTCAATGGGTAAGCTGTTGTGGGAGGCGATCAAGGCCGCCTGGAACTGGATGGTGTCTACGATCACTAATGGCATCAGTCGGGCTAAGAGCATCTTCAGTGATGGCTGGTCGTGGATCACCAGTGTCACCTCGTCCATGTGGAGCGGGATCGTGAGCACGGTCTCCAGGTGGATAGGTAACATGATGAACTTCGTCACTAGCATCCCGTCGAAGATCAAGAATGCGTTCAACAACGCCCCGTCGTGGCTGTGGAATGCCGGTAAGAGCATCATTCAGGGGTTGCTCAACGGCATCAACTCCATGTTCTCCTCCGTGAAGAACAAGCTGTCCTCGCTGACCAACCTGCTCCCGTCCTGGAAGGGTCCCGCCCCCGTTGATAAGGTTATCCTGAAGGATGCGGGCCGTCTCGTCATGCAGGGGTTCATCAACGGCCTGGAGTCCCAGTATGGGGCTGTGCGCAAGTCTCTGGAGGGGTTCACTGACGATCTCGCTGAGGATGTGTCCCCAGACATTGCCGCGTCCGTGTCGGCGTCTTTCAGTAAGAGTAAGCCCTCGCAGAAGGCCTTGAATGAGGTCGCCTCCGCCGCTCCCGGCGGCAGCTCCCCAACAGGGAGTACGGTGAACATCACGAACTACTATCCGACGAAGCAGAGCGATTCCAAGACGAGGGATGATGTCGCTGACGGCATCCGCCTCGCCTCCAGCATCTAAGGAGATAGCGTGAGTAGTGAGTACTTTCTGGACGGGGTTGACCTTGACTCTCCCGGAAGGTGGAGGGTCATGAAGGGGACGCTCCTGCCGGAGGTTCCGGCTCCGCGTCTGGAGTCCACGGAGGTGCCGTCCCGTAGCGGAGTGGTTGACGGGCCTGGGAAGAGGGTCGGCACGTTCAAGGTGACTGTCGCGTTCATGGTGGAGGGCGCTAACAGGGGGGAGCTGGACCGTAACTGGTACGCCCTGCTGGCTCGCCTCCGTTCCTCGGGGCGCCTGGCTGCCCTCCAGCACCGCCCCGCCGGAGCCACTCCCAAGGAGACCACTGTGAGGCTCGTGAGCGTGTCGCAGCCCCAGTGGCAGTACGGTGAGTGGGCTATCGACGCTACGGCCGTCTTTGAGGCTGTGGAGGGCGTCTGGAAGGATGCGGAGCCGACCGAAGCCAACCTGACCGACCTGGCCGCGTTGAAGGGTGGCGCAGCCCCCATCACCGACCCCCTCCTGCGTCTCTACCCCACCGCGAACATCGTGACCGTCAAGGACAAGGAGTCTGGGACGTCTCTCACCTGGCGGGGCAGCGTGAACGGAGGCCAGCGGCTCCTGGTCGACGTGGCCCGCTACGAGGCCTGGAAGATCGACGCCGACCGATGGGCGGCAGGAAACGGGGCACAGGGAGCCTCCTCCGGGCTGAGCATGTCCCCTGGCGGCTTCCAGCTCACCCCCGACAGTGAAGGCAACGTCTCAGTGGAGATCACGGGCGGGACCGGAGTGATCCGGGCTAGGAGGGCCTACTGATGCGCAGAGACTTCTTCCCAGGCCTCCAGCTCCGCGCCGTCGCCTACGAGGTGCAGGGCGAACGCATCGGCGTCGTCCCCGACGTCCTGGAGATGACGGTCACCACGCCGAGGGGGAAGACCCCCACCCTGTCCATGTCCTACGCCCCTGGCCCCAACGCCGTCCGCGGCAGCGTCCTGGAACGCGAGGTCGAGGTAGCGGTAGAGGCCACCTTCGACGGCAACAGCTGGGAGGAGCTTCCGGACGCCCGGTTCGTCACCCAGAAGACCGAGCACAACCTCGTCAACGACGGCACAGACTCCCGCCACGTGGAGGCCATCCACGTCAGCGACTACCTGAAGGAGGCCCTGGTCTGGCAGGTTCCGGAGGCTGCGAAAGACAAGGACGGCAAGTACAAGTTCCTGTCCCGCAACGCTGGAACGATCATCGGCACAGTATGGCAGGCCGCCACCGCTAGGGGGTGGGGGCGGGGGCTCACTCTCGGCGCGGACACCGTGAACGACTCCGCAAACCAGAAGTGGGCGAAGATCGTCACCCTCTACTTCGACCCGACGATCAGCATCCTCCAGATCGTTGACTCCCTGCGTAACCTCGGCATGATCGACACGGTGTGGCAGGGCCGCACCCTGAACCTGTACAACGCCGACACCAGCCAGGCCAGGGACCTCACCGCCACAACACGGTGGCCTCTCGCCACGACCCTGACCGGGGCCCCAGAAGCCGCCACCTGGGCGGACATGTGCACGGACGTCCTCGTCAAGGGAGAGGGCGGGAAGACGTGGCTCATCCACAACGACTCCGCCCCCAAGACCATGCGCAGGGTCGAGAAGGTTGTCGAGGCCGGTGGCGTGGAGCTGGAGGCCACCGCCAGGCTCGTGGCCGAAGCCACTCTGAAGTCCGGCGCCCACGTGAGCGAGGAGATCAAACGCGAATGGATTGCCACCGACGTGCACCTCCTCCCCTGGGTCGACTATCGGCTCGGCGACTGGATCATGGTGGAGCGTGAGGATGGCATGGAGAGGCTCCAGGTCGCCCAGATCAGCGTCACCCAAAAGGGCGAGAAAGTCGAGGGGCACACCACCTTCGGCACCGTTCTTGATAGCCTACTGGGGCGGCTCACGAAGCGCACGAAAGGCATCGTGGGGCTCGCAACCACGTCCGGTAGCGGGGTGCGCCCCGACCCGCCAACCTCGAAGTACTGGCCTCTCCCCCCGCAGGGGCTCGTTGGCTCCAGCCGCGCCATCACCAATGACTGGGGGTGGGCTGAGGCTCTCGTTGATCTTCAGTGGGGAAAGGTCGACTCCGACGCCCTGGGCAGCAAGGTCGACGTGATCGCCTATGAGGTGTCCTGGCAGATGACGAAGTTCAGCTCCACCCTCGCTGGCACCATGACCGTTAAGGGCGCTGACACGACCAGGGCCACGGTGGGCCCCATCTCCCCGGGCCTGGAGTACCGGTTCTGGGTGCGCGCCCAAACCAATGACGGAGTAGGGGCCTGGTCTCAGCCGCTCGTCCTGACGACGGCGATCGACGCGTTCCCGCCCCCCATCCCCTCGAAGCCCCAGCTGTCCCAGTCGCTCGGCGTCCTGGAGGTGTACTGGGACTACGCGGCTAAGGATGGGCAGTCCATGCCCGCCGACTTCGCCGGCGTGGAGGTGTCCGTCCAGCACCCCGGCCGCCCCCCGGCGCGCGTAACCGACCTGGCCACACCCATGCAGCGGACGGCGATAGCGGGCCTAGAGATACGCGACTATGAGGTGTGTCTCCGCTCCTACGACCGGAGCGGCAACAAGTCCAACTGGGGCCCTACTGCAACCATCACGCTTGAGCAGAACATTGACGCTGACGCGATCGCGAAGCAGGTCGAGGAGAAGATCAAGAACAGTGACGCCATGCAGCAGGCAGCCAGGGAAGGTACCCTCAAAGAAATGAAGCATCTCACTGAGGCGATGACCCAGGTCGCTACGAACCTTGTGGACTCCGGCCCGGTCCCACCGGATTCAGGTAAAATCGGGTCCAGCATGTGGGTCGCCCCCGATGGGCGAATCTTCGTGCTCCGCGCGGAAGGAGACAAGTAGTGCAGCCCTATACTGCGGCGAAGCAGTGGCGCGACGGTTTCGGGGCGAACGAGACCCGCATCACCGCAACCGACCTCACCCACATGGAGGACGGCATCAGCGGGGCGGTGCAGGGCGTCACCAACCTGGAGACCAAGCTCGCCACCCTGGAGGCTGACCTGCCCCAGAAGATGCAGGCCCTCATAGCCTCCCTCCGCACCCAGGTGGAGAACCTGATCCCAGCCGGCACCATCGCCATGTACGGGGCGGAGAAGGACCCCGCCGGGTGGGTGCGGTGCGACGGCCGGACCCTTGAGAGAAACGCCTACCCGAAACTGTTCGCCGCCATCGGCACCACCAACGGATTCACGTCGCCCACCAACTTCAAGGTCCCCGACATTCGCGGCCGCGGCATCATCGGCACCGGCGACCTCACTCCCGGAACCCGCGGGGGCCGGTCATCCGTGTCGATCCAGATCGCGAACATGCCAGCCCACACCCACCCCATCGGGGAGAAGGGTAACTCCAGCAGTCGTTTCCAGGCGAAGCCCTCCAATCAGGACATCGGGGTCGACGGCAACGGGTACACGTACCTCACCTCCACGGGCACCGCAGAGAATGACCGCTCCCCGATGGCGAACTCCGTAGGCGGCAGCCAGCCACTGGACATCATGAACCCGTACGTCGCTTTCCCCTACATCATTAAGGTCTCCTGATGGCGGGCCCCCTGAATCCGGCCGCCGCCCCCGAGGGGGCGAGGGGCGGCCAGTACGTCACAGTCCCCGCGTTCGCCGCCCCGGGCCACTCCTCCCCGTCGAACACGCGGGACGCCCCCGGATCCACCGTCGTCTACTCCCCGAAAGGCTGGCGGTGGGAGGAAGCCGGAGACGACTACTCCAAGAGTGTCTCCAAGCTCACGTCCGCAACCATGGAGGGGACGGTCCGCCGCATCAGGTCCTCCATGGGTGAGGTCTTCTACATTCGCGGCACCGAAGACACCCGCCCCCCGTTCGACGGCACCGCGATCGGCGACACATGCCGCGTACAGGACGCCCAGACCCTCAACATTGTTGCAGAGTGGAGGTGGAACGGCGACTCTTGGGAGCGCATGAAGGTCACCAGCGAGCAGATCAGCAACCTCGACGTCGGCAAGCTCACCGCAGGCTCCGCCAACATTGCCGAGGTAACAGCCCGGAAGATCGCCTCCGACGTGGGCCGCTTCCTTGAGATCACCACGGACCAGCTCACCGTCACCGGCAACGCCTCCTTCGTGAACGCCACAGCCCACCACGTGTGGACGAAGATCATCACCGCCGGGGCGGGAGAGTTCGAGAAGATCAAGGCCGGCATGCTCGCAGCCAACGCTGTCTCCGCCGACAATATCCAGGCCGGGGCGGTCGACGGCCAGGTCATCACCGGCGCCACGATCCAGTCGAGCAAGTCTCCGCAACAAGGCCTGAAGATCGACGATAATGGCATGAGAGCGTACACGCGGGACGGGGACAGGACCTCGTTCGAGCTGGATGCCCAAACCGGTAAGGTGAAGGTCATGGGGAATGTTGGCATCCAGGACTCGTGGTCAACAGCGGAGTTCACCGACATTGTTGAGGTGCAGTCAGGAAACGACGTTGGTAAGCGAGGAGACCGCTGGGGCGTTGGCATTCAGATGAACAGGAAAGTGTTCCCCTACAAGTACCCGGCTCTCCTTACATACAAGGAGGCTCCCGACTCCTCGGGGGGTATCCTCTATCTGCAAGCGCCATCCAGGTTCGATGACGGCACCCCGAATATTAGGCTCTCCACCTCCGGCTTGCAGGTCTATTCCGGGAAAACTAGCGCCTGGGCGCTGAGTGTCTCCCGCTCTGGATTTGGCGCCGGCGCACCGGGTAAGGGCAACATTTCTGTCTATGATTATGGGGTTACAATCACCGCGAACGGCTATGACCCCCATTTCTACCTTCAGGGCCAGCAGTTCTGGGTGAGGGCGCCTCAGGACAGGTGGAAGTCTGTGTGGTGCAACGGGGTCGCCACGGTGCTCGGCTGGGACCCGAATCATCAGGCCGTCGTTGACGGTAACGGCTTCCGGGCTGTCGGAGGTAAGACCTTCATCATGCGGGTTCCCGGCGAGTGGCAGAAGCGTCACATGATGCTCCAGCACGCCTGTACTGAGTCCCCCTATGACGGTATTGAGTACTGGGAGAACATCACGCTGGACCCTGAGGGGAAGGCGACCTGGGTGCTGCCGGACTATGTGCCGAAGATCGCATCCCCGGCCGCCCCCTGGGTTGCTCTGACGTCCTCCGCCGCCACTGCGACAATTATCAAGACCGGGTACGGCGCGGACGCTGCCCCCTGGTCGGTTGAAGTGACCGGGCGGCCGGGGGAGGTCGTGGCTGTCCTTGTCAAGGGGGCCCGGCAGATCGACAACTGGGACGCCGACACGGACGCCGTGACCCTGCATGACCGCTCCGACGAGTCCGTGTGGGTGCTCCCCCCTGCGGCCAGCCCGGATGACGGGGACTCCCAAGACGTTATCGCCTACAACGATCGGGGCGGGTACGGCCCCTCGCCCACTCCACCCTCGAAGCCACCAACAGAAGACACTCAGGAGAAGCAATGACATCCCAGACACAGCAGGTAGACGCCATCGCGGTGATCGACGCCCTCACGGCCGAGATTGCCGCGCTCACGCGCCGCGCAGTGATCGCGGAACAGCGGGCCGCTGCCATGGAGACCGAGTTCAACAAGGGTAAGGAGAAGAAGTGAGTGTTGCGGCAGTAACGGCGAGGGTTGCCCGCCAAATCTGCGACGTCGAGCCCGTCGGCTACTCGCAGCCTGAGCGCCGTACCTGGTACGCGAACGCGGACTGGGCGGCCCACTGTAGCTCACCCCAGAATGCGGACTGCTCGTCCCTGGCGTGCGGGTCGATCAACTACGGCCTGCATGACGTATACGGCGTCCCGTGGGGTCACCAGGCCCTCCTGGAGATCAACGACTTCTGGACCGGGAACATGCGCCAGGGCATGGAGGCCAGAGGCTTCGAGGAGGTCAACTGGGCCGACGAGAACCTCACCCCGGATGGAGGCTTCCGTGCTGGGGATATCGTCCTGTCCGCGGCGAACGAGGGCGGTGCCGGCCACGTCATCGTCATCGTGGAGGACGGCTACGACCCGTTGGAGTCAGAGGCTTGGATTGCCGAGGATAACAGCCTCGACGGCTATGCGGGGGACCAGAACGGCCGGGAGACGCATACTGACCGCTACTCCGGTCATCCGTACACTCAGGCTGGCCGGTGGACTTCCTGCCACCGGTTCAACGAGGCGAAGTTCTTCCAGCAGTGGCCTGAGTTCGCGAAGGGGCGGGCGCAGGCTGTCACCCCGGCTCCCGCGGCCGCGGCATCATCGGCACCGGCACACATGCACGGCATTGACGTGTCCAGCCACCAGGGCGGCCTGAATATCGCGGCCCTGTGGGCGGACTTCGTGATCGTGAAGGCTACCGAGGATGACGACTACGAGAATCCCTACAAGGGCTCGCAGGCGCAGGCCACGCTCGGCGCGGGCAAACGGCTCGGCTTCTACCACTTCGCCCGCCCCGGTGATGCCCAGGCTCAGGCTCGGTTCTTCGTGGCTGCCGCTGGCGCCTATGCTGGGAAAGCAACGTTCTGGCTCGACTGGGAGGCGAACGCCGTCCCCCAGGGGCCCGCATGGGCGAAGGTGTTCCTCGACACTGTGCGCGCCCTTACAGGCTCCACGCCGGGCATCTACATGAACGGAAGCGCCTTGGACGGGTACGACTGGTCTGCGATCGCCTCCGCCTACCCGCTCTGGTACGCCGGTGGCCCGGACTACAGCGACTATGGGACCTCCTACTCGGACCCGGCCGTCCCCTCGGTCTCCTACTGGGGGCAGCCCCTGATCCACCAGTACACGGAGGATGGGGCCCTGCCCGGCTACTCGGGGGCCCTGGACCTGAACCGGTGCCGCGACCGGGCAGCCTGGGACCGAATGATCGGCGGCGGCCAGCCCTCCTCGACGCCGGTAGAAACCTCCAGCGCCCTCCAGGTGGACGGCGTGTACGGGCCAGCCACCGTGAAGCGCCTCATTGATGTCTTCGCCCCTGGATACGATGAGACGTTCGCTGTCGCGAACCTCCGCCGCTACCTGAACAAGACGGTCCCGGCGCATTCTCAGCAGATGCTGGTCGGCGCGGGCGAGCTTCCCGAGGACCGGGGCTGGGACTCGCATGTTATCCGCGTCTTCCAGTACTGGGCCTGGTGCTGGGTGCGCCCCGCCGCCCCCGCTATGTGGGCTGAGTTCGCTGACGGCTGGTCGTTCGGCGACTACGTTGACGGGGAGCCCGGGGAGGCCACATGGGCGGCCCTCCAGGAGGCGCTGAACAGGTCGAGGCCTGCCTCGTTCAGGCTCATGTGACAACCAGACTTATTGGGCCTGTAGACTAGGGGGTGGGGTGGAAGTCCTGCCCCCTAGCTGCATGTAAAGGGGTGAGTGCATGAGCATTTACGCTCGCGCCTCGTTCTGGTCTGGCCTGGTTGACCGGGCTGTTAAGACCTTCGCCCAGTCTCTCCTGGCGGCGTTCACTGTCGGTGTCGGTATCCTTGACATTGACTGGAAGGGCGCCCTGGGTATCGCCGCTACCGCCGTCCTGGCGAGCGTCCTGACGTCCTTCGCCGATCCGAAGGAGGCCGATAAGGCGATCGCTACGGCCCCCGTGGAGTATACTCCGCGCCACGCGGGCTGAGTGAACCATGCTGCCAGCAGGTGACGTCCTGCCGATAGGGCAAATCCTCACATCTCCTGACCTGGTTGCGGCTACGGTCGCCCTGCTGGCCGCCCTGGTTGCTCGGCTCGCGAGCAGGCTGAAGTTGCAGCAGAAGAGCGTGGATGAGCGGCTGGCTAAGGTGGCGGTGCACGCCGCTAGGGCTGCTGACGCGGCCGAGTCCGCTTCCGAGGGGGTGCAAAACAATCACGAGACGAACCTGCGAGACGACCTGGATATGCGATTCGATGACTTGAGCAAGCGGATGGACTCCCTAGCTGAGGTGGTTGTTGACCTCACGGACAGTGTGAAGGCTCAGTCGCATCGGCTCCAGTCCTTGGAGGGGCAGGTGGAGGGTGTCCGTAGTGATGCCCGCACGGACCGGGCCCACCTGTACAGTGAGGTTGATTCCCTCCATGACAGGATTGATCGGATGAAGAAGAAGGACAGGCTTCGCAAGGAGGCTTCATGAGCGGCTACGCCACTATCACGGGCCGCGTTGTTGGTCCTGACGGCCTGGGGCGCGAGGGGCGTGTTGAGTTCTTCCCCCTCGCCCCCTATGAGGGCGTGGAGGAGGACAGCGGCAAGGTCGTGGTCACCCATTATGCGGCGGGGAGGCTAACCGCTAACGGGCACCTCGTTGACTCCAGTGAGGAGCGGGCCTTCCGGCTATTGGCCCCCTCCTCCCTCCCCGACGGGGAAAACAGCTACCGTGTGGTGGTTGACGTGCCCGGAGCCCCCGGCGGCAGGCGAGAGTACGCCGCAGCCATCATTGCCGATACGACGGTAGACCTGACAGACATCATTGCTGGGCGCAGGGTGGAGGATGCCACCTCCGCGAGGGTGCGCCCAGCCGGGGAGGGCCTGCTGGAGGCCATCAACCCCGACGACATTGTTGAGATTGGCGGAGGGCTGCTCGCCTGGAAGGAAGGCATCAATGGGTGACCGTACCTGGTACAGCAAGTCGAAGGCCGACGAGGTTTTCGCTGCGAAGACTGATTTGGGGGAGTACGCGAAGGCTGCTGATGTTGCTGGCGCGTATGCGACGAAGGAGGCGCTGGCGCAGGCCCAGCTGGGCGGCGGGGCCCCTGATCTGTCTCCTTACCTGACTCGCTCGGACGCGTCCAACACGTATGTCACCAAGGCCGACGCTCAGGAAGCCTACCCCACGAAGGCTGAGGTGGCCTCAACCTATGCGACGAAGACGGAGCTGGAAGGGGTCAAGAACCAGCCGGGAGGGGCTCCCGCGCCAGCACCTGCGGGCAGCCCTCTGTCGGAGCTTCCTCTGCGCCCCGGCCAACTGATTCCGACCGCGGGGTTCTTCGGAGACTCCTGGTCCACCGAGTCCACGATGGGGCAGGGCTTCAACCTTCCCTCTGTCGTGTCTCGCGCCCTGGGGTGTGTCCCCGCGTTCAGCGCGGTCGACGGCTCGGGATTTGGCTATTCAGCTTCGGGCCGTGACGGCTTCGAGGTAGATGCCCGCGTCAACGCGGTCTGTGCGGCCGCCCCGAACCTTATCGTGACTATCGGCTCTCTGAACGCAGACAAGGTGATCGACAACGGTGACACCGCTGGCACCGCCATCACCGAGGCCGTGAAGTCGTTCATCTCGAAGGTGCGGGCGAAGCTCCCGCAGGTGCCGATCGTTGTGCTGGGCCCGCAGCCGTCCTCGGTGGCTCGCCTCCAGTCCCAGTCGGCGCACGTCAACGTTCAGGCCACGAAGGCTGGCGTGGACGCCTCCGGTGGCGCCGCCAGCGGTGTCGCTTTCGTGGACTGGCTCGGCGTGGTCGATAAGCAGGCTGTGCCGTGGCGTAATGAGCGCGTGTGCGCCACGGGCGACGTGGTGATCTATAACGGTGTCGCCTACCGGGTAACCAGGCCGTGGGTGCCCGCCTCAGGGGAGACGCCCCTCACCGCGGGGGCTCCTGTCGTCCAGGTGTCGGATGTCCTGTCCGGAACCGGTAACTCGGGGGCACCGAAGGGCGACGGTACTCGCGACACGCTCCTGCTGTCGGATGATACTCACCCGACGAAGATGGGGGCCGCCGCGTTCGGTGTGGCCGCCGCGAAGCGCATCGGCGATGCGGTGGCGTCCCTGGCCCCATGGTGTAAGGCGCAGGGCCCGGTCATCCCGGCCGTACCCGCGGCACCTCCGTCGCCGCCACCGGCCCAGGGTGATGGGCTTCCGATCATGGCGTGGCTCTCAGGAGGCTGGGGCGACCCGAACCGTATCGCCTACTCGCTGAACGACCTCAAGGCTGTGGCCGCACTGAAGCCCACCCAGGTGACTGTGCCGCTGCGTGGCGTCGCCGACACCGCGGACCTGGCTGTGGGCATCCCCGGCAACTTCACCGGCAGCGACAACGTGAATCGTGAGTTCAGTAACGTGAGTATCTCGGGCGCCCGGGCCCTTGGGTTGGATGTTGCTGGCATGGTTGAGGCTGCCGACATGTTTGAGGCCGCCGGGGTTGAGTTCCTGCCGAATGTGAGGAACGGGCTCCAGGACTCGGCGGCCGAGTACTACAAGTCGTCGGACGGGAAGATGCTCACGGTCCTGGGCGCCCGCCCCGGGAGGACCTACCAGGCGGTGCACGGGCGTGGCCAGACGAAGCTGCGCGGCATCATGAAAGCCCAGTACCCGACGTTCACGCGCGTGTGTGACGCTACGGATGCCACTGCGGACTGGCACCTGACGGACCCGATCAAGGACGCCCAGAAGGGCATCCTGTCGGCCGCTAAGGCCGGTGCGGGGGTGTGGGGGGCCGTCAAGGCGACCTTCCCTGACGGCGTGTGGGTGCTCGTCACGTCGAAGGATGAGCAGGAGACTGCGAAGTCTGCGGCGCAGGCGGCTGGTGCGACCATCGTGGGTTGGGCTGTGGCCTCCCCTGAGGACCTGGCCGCTATCCGGGCCTAACCGCCCCTCCAGCGCCGGGCCCCCGCTTGTAACCTGCTTGGTACAAGCGGGGGCCTTGTGTTATAGGGCCTCGTTTACGGCTCTCCAGATCCCTAGAGCCCCCTGCGCCGGAACTACCCCGTTGCCGAGGAGCCGCCGCTCTGCGGACACTTTCAGGGCGGCTCCAGTTACCCAGCCCTCAGGTAGGAGCATCATCCTCTCCATCTCCTTGGTGGCCTCTGACGGGGCCGGGCACCCCAGCGCCTGGTACAGGGACTGCCCATGACCATTTCCGTTCCCGTGCTTGGCACGTTGTGCCTCGCGCCAGGACTCCCAGTCCTCGGGAGAGTGCCCCCACCCCATATCGACGACGGTGGGTGTGGGGAGCAGCCCTGCGGGTCTGCCCTCTACAGTCTCCGGCCGCACCGCCTCCTTCAGGAGGCTCGCCCCTTCTCCGCGAGTAGCGGCCAGGAATACTCGTGCCCTGCGGTGGTTAGCGCCTACCTCCCAGGCCTCGGCGCGCCCCCACCGGACTTCGAATCCGTAGCGCCCCAGCTCGTCATCGATCTGGTCCCGATGCTTCAGGGCCTGAGGCACGTTCTCGACGATCAGGGTCGAGGCCCCGCTGAGGTGTCCGACCTCGGCGCACCTGAAGAACAGTCCGCTTCGCGCCCCTTTCAGTCCGGCGCCGTGCCCGGCTCTAGACAGGTCCTGGCAGGGGAATCCGAATGTTACTACGTCCGCCTCCACTCCATCGAGGGCAAGGTCGTGTACGTCTTTGAACTGCCGGGCCTTGGGCCAGTGCCGGGCCAGGACCTTTCTGGAAGGGCCGTAGTTGTCGCATGTCGTAGCCATTTCCAGACCCTCCCCTGGAAGGGCTTGGGACAGGGCCAGTTCCAGGCCCCCGTAACCGGAGCATAGGGATAGAACTCTCATGATTTCCTCGCTGGTGGTGGTAGTGGTGGTGGCTGTTTAGGAGTAGAGCTCCCAGGAGGAGGCGTTCCCGCCCTGGGCCTCGAAGGTGAGGATGGCGGGTCTGGTGGAGTTGCCGGACAGGTTGGTCCACCAGTCCGAGCCTCGGTCGGCGGAGGGGCAGGAGATGATCCACCTGGCGTCCCCAGACTGGCTCACGGCGAAGTTGTGCCAGTGCCCGTGTACCAGGATTCTGGCGTCGTAGAGGCCGCTCCTGCGCCCGAACGCAAGGTCCCTGAACCAGGAGGGCACCTTCGACTGCTGACCCGCCAGATGGCCGTGCGTGAAGCCGATACGGGTGCCGTCCGCAGCTGCGACGGTGACGGCTTCCTCCCATTTCTCGGGTCGGTGGAAGGTGACGTGCTCGTAGCCTGGCCGGCCGGCGATGATGTCCTCGATGTTGTGGCTGATCATGATGCCGAAGTCGTCGTCGGGGGCGTTGGCGCGGCTGTTCTTGCCTCGGCTGACGCGGATGGCGCAGTGGTTGGATGGGACTGCAACGTAGTAGAGGGACTCGCATAGGGGGGCGAGGAGGTGAAGGGCCTCGGCGTAGAGGCGCTGCACGACACGTATCTGGTCCGTCAGGCTGAGGTCATTGGTCTGGGCCTGGCTGGCAACGTTCCAGAACCCCTCCGTGGAGTCTCCGACGTCGGCGAGGATGATGCGCTTGTAGGGGCCCCGGAAGCGAATGTCGTCTGCGATGTCTTTGAGGGTGCGGCGGACGAGCCGCACCGTATCCTCGGTGCCGCCGCCGCTTCCAACTTTCCCGACTTGCAGGTCGGCGAGGCAGACGATCTTCGTGGAGTCGTCGGCGACCTTGGCGGGTTTAGGGAGGAGGGGTTCCTGGAACACGGGGGCGAGGTCATCGCAGGAGAGGCGACTGGCTTCGGCCATCTCCACGGCACCGGGCCGCCACATGATCTTCTCGTAGGAGCCGTCGGGGAGACGGATGGTCTTCCCGCGCTGCGTGATCGCTTCGACGGGAACATCGTTGAAGAACGCGTCATGCTCCTCGTCGGGGGCGCCCCGGCGTTTGAGCTTGGCTCGGTGGCGTCTCACGGAGGACTCTGAGGTGTTGAAGCGTTCCGCGAGCTCGACGTTGCTGGCTCGCTGATCCTCTGGGAGGAGGTCGTTCTCGATGATGGCTTCATCAAGGGGGGTCATAGGCTGCTTTCTTCCTGTCTTCCGGGCGTGACTGCGGCCCGGGAGAGACTTCGTGGTCAATCTCCCGGGCCGCAGCTGCACCTATCCCACATTCCGGAGGAGTCACTCACCAGAACGGTTGAAGTCTACCGCCCCTACGAGGGCCTTGCAAAGGGTGACGGGGTGGTATGCGGTTTTGTAACCCTTTCGTCGCCATTTCCAGGCGAGGTATCGGGCGCGGGGGCGCCACGTGTACCGCGCATCCACGTACCGCCAGTACTGCTCGCTCATTTGTTCCTCCTACATGCCCCGCAGATGGCCGTCTCTGTTCCGACTTTCCAGCCGAGGGTGCGTGCCGTTGTCTTAATGATTGACTCGACGGCACCCCATGGCTTGGTGCGCTGGTGTACCTGCTCGATCCTGGAAGTGTGGCACATGCTGCATTCGATGCGGGCCAGCCACTGCATTCCATGAAGTGTAATCTTCACCATATGTGCCCAACTCCTAAGGGAGAGTAGCCGCTGGGGTCCATGAGATGCTCTGCCTGTAGGTGCGCGAGTTGGGGCTGTCCGCTCAGGAACTCTTTGAGCTCAATGGCGTTAACAGCCTTCCCCCAGTCTCGTAGCCCATTCATGGCGCGAGTGAACCGCGAAGGCATGTCTTTACGTAAGACTTCCTGATATATGAAGCCGCCAATGGTGACAGACAAGAACATGCCTTCGCCGCGAATCTCCATGTTCCACTCTTCGGTCATAGGGCGACCCCGGCCCTCAGTGCCTGAATGTGTATGTGGCTGCCGTTTGCGGACATGCCGTAAAGACTCAATGGGCGGTGCGCATTGAGGGCGGTCGCGATTTCAGTCATCTGCTCTTTGGTTAGGGTACAAATGCCCTGAGTATCCATGATTGTGCTCTTTCTGTGTCTATGTGGGTGGCGGCCCATTGCTCGTAGTGTTCGGCGTCTGGTCCGCCGTAGGTTGGGTGTGTGGCTGCTTCTACCTCGCCGAGGAGGGGCCAGCAGTCTGGGCAGTACCGGAGGGACCAGTGATAGGTTCCGTCCTTCCATGTGTCCCTCCGGTACATGAGGCCCTGCCTGATTGTGGTGAAGCAGGCGTCGCAGATGACCTGCCCTCTGGAGTGGGGGTGGATGGTTTTGCGGGTCAGTGTGGGGGGCGCTTGGCGTACCACAGTGAGGCCACTACCATCCCTCCAAGCACCATAAGGAACAGGGGTGTGATCCTGATGGGCCAGGGGGCGAGAACCAAGGCGAGCACTAGCAGCACAGGGAAGAAGACGAGGACGCCAGCGATGGTGAGCGATACAGCGAGGTCGAGGAGGAAGTCGCTCTTCCCCTCATCGCTTTTGTCGCGCCAGCCCATTAGAACGGCGCTCCCTGTATGGCCCACGGGTCGCCCTGCTGGCCACCCTGGGGGGGCTGGAATGCGGGCTGCTGCTGGCGCCGGGGGATGACGCCCTTGAAGCGGGGGTAGCGGACCTCCAGGCTTGTCTTACGGACGCCGTCCTGGCCCTCCCATCCACGCTGGACGAGGACGCCGGTCACGGTCACCTTGTCGCCCTTCTTGAGGGTGTCGGCGAGGTGGGAGTTCTGCTCGCCCCAGAAGGATGCTGTGATCCAGAGGGGGTCACCTACGTCCTCCCACCGTCCCTGCTGGTTCTTCTTGCCGGCTGTGGCGGCGATGCGGAGTTCGGTGACCTGTTCGCCGGACTGGAGGAACTTGACTTCCGGGTCGGAGCCGAGGTTACCTTCGACGGTTACGTCACATGGCATGCTAGTTCGCCTTTCGGATGGGGGAGAGGAGGGCTTTAATGCGGTGCTCTTCGATGTAGGTGGTTGGGTCTCCGAGGAAGCGGAAGGTTGGAATCTTGTGCTTCTGGATGTGTCGGTCGAGGGTTCGGCGGGTGATGCCGAGCTGGAAGGCCGCCTCGTTCTTGGTGAGGTAGCCGGGGATGTTTTTCATTGGTGTCCTTTCAGGAGCTTGGCAAGCTCTCCGAGTGTCATTGTAGCCCACTGTTGGGCGGGGTTGGCGACTCCGTGTCGCTTGTGGACGACGATTCCGGTGAGGGCGTCAGCGTTCTTAGCCTCGACCTGGGCTTCTCTCGCCCAGGTCGGCAGGTCCATGCGGGCGACGTCCTTGCATTCGATGATGATCTTGTGGCCGCCCATGCGGACGTTGGCGATGTCACCCTTGTCTTTGGCCCCGGCCTTGGGGGCGCGGTCGATCCTGTCGTCGTCCAGCTCCTCGGCGAGGTAGTCGGCGACCAGTCTTTCAAACCGCGCCCCCGCAGCCTTGGCGCTTCTACGAGTCCTCGCCACAGCGGCAGCCTTCGTCGCGCTTGAGACGGTGCTCAAGGTTCGCCACCTCGATGGCGAGATAGTCCCGCTCGTTGGCGACGTGGATGTAGGCGCCCAGTGAGATGAGCGCCACCACGATGGTGGCGGCGAGCAGCGTGATCATGACTCCTCCTCCTCAATGATTTGGGTGGCCCAGGCAAGGGCATAGGCGCCTAGCCTAATGATCTCAAGGCTGCCGTGGTCGCCCTCGCCGATCAGGGTCGCCACCTGAGCGAAGCGGTAGGTCAGCGACAGGTATCGCTCCTCCGTCCCGTCGGGGATGGTGGTGATCTCTCTGGCGGAGGCCTCAATGTCTTCCAGGCCATCTCGGTCCGAGGCTGTGGCGTGCAGCCAGTCCGCGCAGATGCGGGCGACCGTGATGAGGAGGGCACCCTTGTGAGTTGCGCTCTGGATGCTGGCGAGGGACTCCAACAGGAGCGAGAGGCGCTCCTCGATCGGAGTGTCGGCGTCGACCGTGGGGGTGTCGTTAGCGTCCTTGACGCGGGTGACGGCCCGAGTGAGAGCGTCGGGCTTGTCTGCGGGCAAGGCTTCCAGGACGTCATCGATAGCGGCACGCAGGTTGTGGAGCGAGGTTTCGCGTCCTCTCTCGTCCCTGAGCCGCTTGAGTGCGGAGACAGGCACGAATGCGACTTCCTCCCACTCGGTGATTGAGTCGCCATAATAGCCGAGCGCGATTGTCTCGCACTGACGTTTTGAGGAGAGCACACCGTATCTGTTGCCGCCCTGGCGGTAGGCAAACTCTCCCGTGATTTCGCATCCGTCTACTGTCCCCCGGATGACGCGGATAAATGGCTCTGTTGGCCAGTCGATCATGATTCCTCCTTGTTGGGTGTGTGGATGATAGTGTGTGGGGCGGCTAGCGGGGGGAGCCAGGTTAGTCGCCCGAAAGTGACGTCTTTTGTGAGGCGCCACCAGCCCCCCTCGCTTGCTATCCAGGGGCGGCCGCAGCAATCTACGACGATTGTCCCGTCTGGCATGTTCCGGGACTCGGTTCCGCCGTCGATCTTGCGTGGGCGGGCTGCCTCAGCTTCTTCGAGGAGCGCCCAGTAGCGCCCCTCCCAGGCTTTCCAATCTCGGACAGCGCGCCTCAGGTCGTCGTTCTCACCTTCAAGCGAGGAGATAGTCTCGACGAGCTCGTCGTTGTCGTATTCGTCGAGTTCAGCCTGGAGGCGCTGGACAGCGCTCATGCTTGGGCTCCGTTCCGGTAGCGGGTGAGCCAGGCAAGAGCAAGCGCGCCTACCTGGATGACTTCGCTGGTGAGGTCGGCGTTGTGGCCCGTGGCGGCCTTGTTGTCGTAGGTGAGGGCGGCGCACACCTCCCCCACCTCCTCAGCCAAGGCGTAGAAGCGGGACTCGTCCGTGTGGCCGTCCGCGTCCAGGGTCATACCCGGGTGCTTGACGGCGGACCGCTCGTACTCGGCGAGGAACTCCGCCACCGGGTCCTCGACGTCGAGCCAGTACAGCAGGAGTGCGGCGTCCTCAACCATGCGGGAGAGCTCGAACTTCGCCTCCCCGGGTAGTAGCCCCTTGCCGAGGGGATAGGAGGGGTCGTTGGCCTGGTCCATGGCGAGGGAGATGCGCCCCAGCTGCCGGTGCCAACGTCCGACCGTCTCGAACGGGGACTGGCGCTCGTCGGTGAACGGCCCAATGAGATCCCGTCCTAATGCTTCCATGCCGCTCATTTGTGTTCCTTTCTGTTGTGGTCTGGGCAGTCAGTGACCTGGCCGCCCTGCTTGAGTGACCAGCCTCGGCGCTCGGCCAGGTTCCTGAGGGCCCTGAGGTCCTTCAGCTCCCGGTTGGGGTCTTCGGGGCCTGCCTGTAGGCTGATGCGGTTGTTGCAGCCCGGCCAGTCGCATGTGATCGTCGCGTACGTGTAGATCATTTCATCGAAGCCAAGCACTCTCTGCCTCCCTCGTCTGTGAGCAGGTATGTTCGCCCGTCCCAGTAGGTGACCGGGACGGTTGCGGGGTTTGTCACGAACTGTGGAATGTTGAAGCCCGCCTTTCTTGCTTCGGCCCTGTTGTGCTCAATATGCCCGTGGCAGCCGGTTACCCCGTCCCCGCAGAGGAGGATCAGGTTGCTGGGGCTGTTCGTGTTCGGTTGGCGTGTGCCTCCCATGCCGCGGGCTCTCCTGTGCTGGATGCTTATGGGGCCGTTCCCGGCGTGCCTGCCGCAGCGGGCGCACCGATACTGGTCCCTCTCGTACACGAGCCTCCTTGTCTTCTGGGAGGGCCCTGTTCTCTTGGGAGACCCCTTTCTACGCATCCGCTCCCTCGATCGTGAGGAGGCTGATGTCCCCGGTGGAGATGAGGTCCCGGATGGTCTCCTCCTGGGCGGTGGAGATGCGGGCCGAGATACGGGGGTCTCCTTGGACGACTTCCACGCCGTCGGGGATCTCCCCGGTCTGCTTGATGAACCCGTCCAGGGCTGCTGCGGCGGTGAACCAGGGGGCTGGCACCTTGTGCACGGCCTCCGGCTTGTTCCACTCAAGCCAGGCGACGAGGGCTTTCTCGTCTACTACCTGGTAGCGGGGCTGGGGGGCGCTAACGCTGACCGTCCCGATCTGCCTGCCGCCGATGGAAGGCTTGGAGGTGTCCCCGGGGGCCATGAACTCTTCGAGCTCCTTGAGGGCCTTCTTCTTCTCTTGGGCGGCCACTTTGGCGATGTGTGCTGCAATGACTGCCCTGCGGAGGGCGCCTTCCTTGCTCACGGCTGTACCTTTCCTGCTCCGTAGTTCTGCGCCAACCATGCCCGGAGCATGTCTGGGTTGGCTTTACCTCCGGCGGTGAAGTACTCCTTGCGCACCTTGTCTCCGTCCAGCTGGTGGATGGAACAGAATCCGTCAAGGATCATGCCGCACTGCTCGGCCGCTGTTCTGTTGGGAACCCCCTGTTCTG